AGAATCTGGTCGTTGCTTAAAATGGAGGACGATGGAGGTTGTCCATGAAAAACCCCTGCCGTATCCAATGACGGGAACTATTGAAACAATAGAGACGCACGCGTATTGCGTAGCACGAGAAAAAGAAGATGACACAGCACTGGCTTTACGAAGGTCATCCATTTACATCTGATATGATTGGTGAGTATTTTGGGTTCGTATACCTGATAACAAATTTAGATAATGATAGAATGTATGTCGGTAAAAAATGGTTTTGGTCAACAAGAAGGTTGCCGCCACTAAAAGGGAAGACTCGGAAACGTAGAGTTCAAAAAGAGTCGGATTGGCAAAAGTATTATGGCTCAAGCGATGAAGTAAAGTTGTTAGTGGAGCAACACGGAGAGAGCAACTTCAAGCGGGAGATACTTCGCCTTTGCAAGACTAAAGGCGAATGCTCGTACTATGAGTTGGTAGAACAGGTTGACCGCGAAGTACTTTTGAGGGATAATTACTATAATGAGTTCATCGGTGTGAAGATACACAGTAAACATATATGAAAAAGATTATATTCTTCAGTGACTGGAAGCAAATGTACAAGCATCCAGTACCGCGATGTGAACCTTTCATAGAGGTACCGTTCAGCGAACGACGTCAGCATACAGATGCTGATGCTTACGTGCAGATTAACATACAGCACTCTAAGCACATCAAGGAACCTTTCCGCGAACCCTTCTACAACTACATCTCTCAGAGTCGCAAGCCATCAATAGTATTTGAGTCCGCAGTATTTCGTCAGAACGTATCTAACAACTTCAAAGACAAATACTTTAGGTTCGGTTGGAATAGCTTTCTATGGAACGAGTCTAACTTTGGTCCTATGGGTAATGATTCCGATAGGTGGAACCGTATTCAAGAAGAACAGCAAATAGAGATACGTCCATGGAGAGAAAAGCCAGGTGAGTACATACTTGTAGTACTGCAGCATGTAATCGACACTAGCTTGATCCGGATGATTGAATCGTATGGCTCTTACTACAACTGGTTCTACAACTGCATCACGCGGATCCGTACACATACCGATCTCCCGATAGTAGTTCGACCTCATCCCAAGCACGGAATGTACAGCGAGTTCTTTGATGCGTACAGAGTGCCAGAAGTGTTTGATATGTTCTCAGACGTATACTGGTCTCGCAATCAAGGTTCCGATGGCCTGAACGGAGGTAAGTTTCTAGAGAAGGATCTAGAGGATGCGCATGCAGTAGTTGGATGGACGTCCAATGCGCTAACGGAAGCAGCATGTTACGGAGTACCTACATACCCCATGTCGCCAGGTGCAATGGTAACACCAGTAGCGCCATGGCCAATCACTGATATCGGTAAGATGTGCAAGATGCCAGACAGGCAGCAGTGGTTAAATGATCTTGCGTACTGTCAGTGGACATACGAAGAGATACAAAATGGAACAGCGTGGAATCATATAAAGAATGCTAATATCTCATAGTCACAAGTTTATATTCATTAAGACAAAGAAGACTGCTGGTTCGACTATCGAGAACCTCATTGTCAATAACTTCTTTGATCCATCAATAGACATCTGCACGGGATCTAAGATTGATGGCACACCTAGGTCAAACATTGGTCCTAAGAAACCAAACGAGCCCGATGGTCACAAACCATGGTTCATGGTAAAGGATTATGTAACGCCAGAGCAATGGACTAATTACTACAAGTTTACTATTGAGCGTAATCCTTGGGAGAAGGTAGTGTCGGAGTTCTTTTGGCGTACAGCTGGTGGTAAAGACCCTAGCCTTTTACCTTACGATAATGACGTCGATAACTTCGAGTTCTATCTCGATGGGGTTTTCGGTACCTATTACCCAGCTCCAGTCGACTGGTCGCTATATGCCAGCGGCAGTCAGTTGGTAGTAGATGAAGTAATTGAGTATAAGTGCCTCGCGGATCAGTTCGTTTCCATGTGCAACAACAAGTTGGATATCCCAGCAACCAAAGAAATGGTTACCGGTACTAGAATGAAGTCTGGGTACAACAAAAGCCACTATACTGAAATGTATAAGAATGAACGCCTTATAGATATAGTAGCTACCGTGTATAGTAACGAAATTAAATTCTTTAATTACATATTTGGGGAATAGAGTGGAAGACGAACCATACGAATTATCAGCTGAGTACGTAAAACTGTACAATGAGTTCTTTGCTCTTGCTGTGCAGAGCTGCTCAGACTTTACAGGCGTAACAGTTGCTAGCACTATGCTAGGTATTGCAATGAGACTTTATAAGACGTCGTTGACCGAGGAAGATTTCGAGCTGATACTAACTAAGGTTATAATTAATAGTGAAGAAATACGCCCCTATACGGCAAAGGACTTTAACAGGCCAACTATGCATTGAGGTGAATCATGAGTGATGAGGTAAGGATTTTTATAGGCTCTTCATCAAACGGAGAAGATGCCGAGATCGAAGTAGCGTACGAACAATCGCTTCGACACAACTGCTCTTGTGATATTGACATTGAGTGGATGCGGCAGACTAATGATGAGAGCTCGTGGTGGGGCGGATGGAACACTCCTGCATGGTCCACACCTTTCTCTGGGTTTCGTTGGGCCATTCCAGAGTTCTGCAACTTTGAAGGACGGGCAATATACACCGACTGTGATATGATCAATTATCGAGATATGTCGGACCTACTCAATATCGATATGGAAGGTAAACCTATTGCTGCTAGACGTGGTAATCGTTTTGGTGGACATGAGTTTTGTGTGATGGTATTTGATTGCGCGGCCTTTCAACAATACTCTCTCCCGCTTAACCGAATGAAGAATATTGCCGAGTCTCATCACAGAATGATTCGCAAGTTCTCTGGCAATGGAGATCTCGTGCATGACCTTGATCCGAAGTGGAATGTTTTAGATGGAGAGAACTACCGAATAGAGGATATGTATCAGTTGCACTTCACCAACATGGCAACACAGCCATGGCAACCAGGTTGGTATACTGGTAAGACACAGCAGCACCCACGTGAAGATGTCGTGCAGGAGTTCTACAAGCATCTCGAGTTAGCAACTAACAACGGATTTGATCCAGTGTTTGTAAAAAAGAACCTACAAGAAGATATCGTACAGTACAATATTATAGGTAGATAATGAAAGTCACAATTTATGGTAAGTCTGCAAACCACCCCAGGTTTGAGCAGACACTAATGAAGTTTGCTACTGGGGTAATTGATAGTGGTGATGATGCATTCCTTTCGTATGACGAAGAGTACTATGACTGCGATGTCGCTGTGATCTTTGGATCATGGAAAGACCGTGACATGACCCACCACAATGTCAAGCGTAACATCATCAGCAAAGCTAAAAAGTTCATTGTACTGGAGACACCTCTGATAGGTAGAGGTCCTGTCAAAGATGTGATGGATGACAACTGGTACCGGATAGGTATTGGGGGCTTCCTCGCAGATACTGGCACGTTCCATAACGGCCGCAATCATGGCCCAGATCGTTGGAACATTATTCGCAATCACTTCAACATTAAACTACCTACATACAATCCGACAAACAAAGACAACATAGTAGTTGCACTGCAGTTACCGCAGGATGCTAGTTTGCGCGGAGCAAGTATTGAGAAGTGGTGCCGTGACACTTGCCTAGCTATTCGCACACAAACCGATCGCCCGATCGTTGTTAGACTACCGCAGCTTCAACGTAACTGGGATGTTGCTCCGCTAGAGGTAGTGAAAAAACTTCCCAACGTAACCTTTGAAATGGGTACTGCCGATAACCTGTTATCCACTTTACAACAAGCAAGATGTACAGTTACATACACTAGTGGATTCGGCATTGATAGTCTGATAAATGGGTGTCCAACCATTGCCATGAACCCCGGCAGCTTTGCTTACGACGTTGCCTCTAATGTAGTAGACGGTATCGACAATCCCTTCTGTCCACCCAGAGACCAATGGCTATATAACTTAGCCTACTGTCAGTGGCACGTAGAAGAAATAGAAAATGGACTGCCGTGGAAACACTTGAGGAAGTTATTATGAACGATCACCTAGGCGGTCATCTCAACCGCACTAATATTGATGAGGGAGCAATGCAGTGGTTGATTGATACCTTCAATCCTAAAACATTCCTAGACATAGGATGCGGCCCAGGTGGAATGGTTGACTATGCTATTGAGTGTGGACTAGAAGCTATGGGGATCGACGGTGACCCAGAGGTAAAGAAGGACAGCATCTATAAGCATGATTTTGTCGAGGGCCCTGTTGGTATAGATAACAATTATGACATCGGTTGGTCGGTAGAGTTTGTAGAGCACGTGTACGAAGAGTACATGGACAACTATATGTCTGCATTCAAACTTTGCAAAGCCATTGTAGTTACATATGCTCCTCCGGGAACTCCTGGCCACCACCACGTGAACTTACAAGAACAACCGTACTGGTTAGATAAGTTCAAGACATATGGCTTTACATATAGTTCTTCAATGACTGAGCAGTTGAGAGAGGTCTCTACCATGAACCTTAAAAAGAAAAGTCATGAGAAGAGATTTGTACAGAAAAGAGGAATGGTATTTGTAAATGATCTTATCTGATCTTAATAGAGATCATGGTCTCATACTACCTAAGCTAACGGACCTAGATCTGGACGAGTCTCTGTTTGAGTACAACGAAGATCCAGTACTGTTAAAGACTGCGTTCTATTCGTATAGGCCTACGGAGTTCAATGCAGCGTATGACAAGTACGTAAGTAAAATTACTAGTCGGGTAAAACTCACACCCAACCAACTTACCATATTGAAAAGCCAATCGAGTAGAATTAAGAAGATTGCTGCGGGATACTTTCAATCTTGTAACAACCAGGTAACGAGAGAGGACATACCGACAAGCGATCTATACTCTTCTTTCGATCGTGATGGATGTGCCGGATTCAAATTTAACCCGGGGGAAGTTGATAGTTTACTTGCTAGCTGCCTGAACGATGTAACAACGCTTCAGAATCAACCAGACCGCAACACATCTCCAACTAAGCACGATGCATATGATCGCATTAAGGTACTAAACAGTACCCATGCAACATTCAAGTTGCTGAATAAAGTACTGGAGAGACACGATGTTTATGATGTGGTATCGAAGTACAATAGGTCCAAGACTAATCTGAAGCTAGACACAGTTGCTCTCCATGTGGCAAGACCAAATGATACACATCATTATCAAACTCTTGCGGACATACCTGGCAAACCTAAAACGATCTCCTTTCACATGGATCCGAAGTTCAATGTAATGAAGGCCATCGTATACCTGAACAATGTTACTGAGTCCAACGGTCCTTTCACTACAATACCAAAGTCAAATAGATGGTATCATTCAGAGTTCGAAAGAATAATAGCATGCGGTAACAGTGTAGGTAACTATTTAAGCTCACCTGCCCATCGACTAGTAATGTCGTTGTTCCCAGACTGTATGACTAGGAACGTAATTATGGGTAAGTACTTTAAGGATGGGGGAGACATGTCAAATCTACTGATGTCCTCCATGCATAAGTATACGAGCGACCAAGCTGATTGTATACTGTTTGACCCTGCTCATACTATTCACAGAGGTGGTTTGTGTGACGATGGTGAACGAATTAACTTACAAATTATAATGAGGTAATAATGTTATCCGATCAAGTACTCAACAGACGTAAGTGGAATAGTAAGTTATATGATAAGCTACTTGACACCTCTATCCTCAAGATCCTTGCTGATCATATTACTCCAGACACGCTAACAGTTGATGTAGGTGGCAACAGTGGGTATCAAACTTACTTCCACAGTAAGCACAATGACGTAGTCACCTATGAGCCAGTACCTGGTTTATTCGAAGTACTACAAGACAACCTAAAAGGTGTGGACAACGTAACCTTGATCAACAAAGCCGTTGGTAGTACTAATACTGATCTAACACTGCACGTAGATACCAAGCGGTTATCAATGACTAGTCAGATCCCTCTTGTCGAAAGCGTCGAGATGGTGGTACCGTGTGTCAGCTTAGATAACGAGAAGTTGGACAACGTCGGCTTCATTAAAATTGATGTCGAGGGCTTTGAGCTGGATGTGCTTGAGGGCGCAACAAAAACAATTAACAAGTTTAGACCAACTATGATGGTTGAGATATATCAACCTTGGTGTGAGAAAGTCGGGTTCGATAGCAAAGATATCTTTGACTTCTTTGTACAAAGGGACTACGCTATACTGTATTATGATAGCGAGAGCAACAAGATGGTCACCTGCGACACCGATCAAGCTATCGATGCGGTTCACAACTTACACCACCTCCACGATGGCGACTTCCTCTTTAAGGCAAACTAATGAGTCACTTTTCACTCAACAACAAGTTTATCTTTATCCACGTTCCCAAGACTGGGGGAGTGGCCACTCTCGACTACCTCAACCGTGTCAACGATATCAAGAAGGTTCAAGATCTGAGAGACAATCTCAAGTATGAGCGGACTGGGTGGGACGACAATCACTACTACTATGACATTACAATCGAGACTTTAAACGAAGAGTATCCCGACGAAGACTTCTCAAAGTTCTCAGTGTTTGGTGTTGTACGTAACCCATTCCACCGTATGGTATCAATGTTCCTTCATCGGCAGCGTAAGCCTAAGTACAACACTCCGGAGGACCAACAGGTTCTCAATCAAGGGTTCGAGTACTGGTTGCTGAATACTAAGCACAGAGCTGATAAGCACATCACAACTAGGCCACAGCTCGAGTGGTTCGATGGCTGTCCCAATGCCAATATTATTTGTCAGAGTAAGTTAAATACCGAGTGGTTAAAGGAAGCGAGCAACACACCTAAGATGAAAGCATCGATACCTTTTAAGCACACGAGCAACATACCTATCGAAACTTACGACGACTATCATACAGAAGAGACTGTGCATTACATCGAAAGAGTGTTTGGTCGCGACATCGAATGGGGTGGATACAAATCGCCTAGAGTAATGTATGACGTATGAGTACCGTAGGCAATACAGCGCTGCTACCATACGGGACTACTCCCTCATCTCCTATCATCGAGTTACCCAAGGTACAAGAGTTTAAAGACGATAGAGGTCGTAACGCAGAGAAGTACTTTAACAGTGAAATCGAGCAACTCAATGAGAAATACGAAAGACTAGTATCGGTAGCCAAAGACACTGAAATGGTGTATAATGCTGCCTACAACTTTGTTCCTAAAGTAGGTACAACATACTACTTATATTGGACAGGTCAGCAATATCTGCTTTCGATGATCGAGAACTGGAAGTGGGACAAGTATAAATTTGTAAGTGCATTTCAGCTTACTAGTGATAATATTTGGAAGAGAAAAAATGATGTATAAGATTATGTTAGTAGCAGCTTTACTGCTGATTAGTCAAGCAACTCAAGCTACCCAAGATGAGGTATATCTGTTAGTCGGCATCGAGCATCTGAGTTCGCCTACAGACGGAGAGCCGTTCAACAAGAAACAAGAGACAGCTGTCGACATGCCTTACGTTGGTATTAAGTACCACAAGGCCAGTTGGGATATGAACTTCCAGTTTGATGTTGGCCACGTTCTCCAAAATAACGAAATAGATGGGCACAATCCAAGGTTCGAGTTTAGAATTGAGAAACAGTTTAGGATTAAGTAATGGGTAAAGAGAGATGAGTGAATGCCCACCTGAGTTCTATACTTGTCTAACAGAAGACGAGTACTGGGAAGTGGAGAGCGCGTTACAGGCAAGTGGCCTCATGTACGACGTTAGCAGTCACAGCGTACAGCCTATGGGTGATGTTGAAGCTGTAGCAAACTTTACGTGGCAAGTTTTGTTTTTGTCACCTTGGGAATTAGCGTACATAGCACTTCCTATGAGTGTACTAGCATTTTATGGTCTAAGCATGTACGCTACGTTTAAATGGATTCAAAGAAGGTTTGGTTCGTAATGGGTCTTGGTGATGACATGATGTGGCTTGGTGAGGCTGAGAAAGTCCACGAGCAAAATAAAGATGCTGTGATACACGACGGCCGAGAATACAGTCCAATGTGGAAGGGACACGAATGGGTTGTTGCACCTGATTACAATGGTCCTAAGAAGAAGCTACTGGTACCCAGAAAACCAAACGGCAACCGTTGGTACATTAATGGATGGGGTCCTGGTAAGATCATATACAAGAACTATACTCCTAAGCCTGCTCCCTATCTAATCAGCACAAGCGAGCTTAATAGAGCTGTTGAGCTGTTGAAGCAGGGTGGTATCAATCCCAGCGACCCATTCGTGGTCGTGAACCCAGACACCAAGAACACAACACTTGCTACCAACAAGGATTGGGGATTCGGCAAATGGCAAGAGCTAACAGACCTATTAGGTGAACATGTCAAGGTTGTCAGAGTAAAGCCTGGCGGTCCTGTACAGGACGTATCTGGTATTGTAAAATATAATCAGAAAACGCTTGCCAACGCAATCAATATAGTGGAGAATGATGTCAGAATCGCATTTGCTATCATGGCGTGTAGCAAAGCTATTATAACAAGTGAGGGAGGGGTACATCACTTTGCTGCAGCAATAAACAAACCTGCGTTTGTATTGTACGGTGGAGTGATACATCCGGACCAAACTGGATACAATGATCGTAATCAGACATACTATGTCTACGATCATCCGCAAACACCATGTGGTAGTCAGATACCATGTAAGCATTGCGAAGAGGCAATGGACGCAATAAAACCACAGATGATTTTTGAGGATGTAATGGAACAACTGGAAGCCGAACAATGAAGATTATAGCAGGGCCGTGTCAACACGAATCTTACCAGCAGTCTATGGACATTGCACTTCACTGCAAAGATATATGCGATCTATACGATATAGAATACTACTTCAAGGCATCTTTTGACAAGGCGAATAGAACGTCTGCGGGGTCTGCTAGAGGAGTTGGACTACGAGATACCTTGCTAGACTTTGCAATGATAAAGAGGCAGGATAGCGAGCTAAGTACGCTAACCGATGTGCACAGTGTACAAGACGTATATGAGATTGTCAATGACTTTCATAACGCTGTCGACGTACTTCAGATTCCAGCCTTCCTATCGCGTCAGACAGACCTGATTGAAGCTGCGTGCAGTACGGACATGATAGTTAATATCAAGAAAGGTCAGTTCATGGCACCATGGGACATCAAAGGGGTACTGTCCAAAACCACTGATGCTAAAGAAGTTTGGATTACAGAGAGAGGGACTAGTTTTGGATATAATACTTTGGTCGTTGACTTTACTGGGATCCGCTATCTTCTTGATAACTATGATGCGCGCATTGTCATGGATTGTACGCACGCCGTTCAGCGTCCTGGTGGCAATGGGGATTGTAGCGGCGGTAATCGTGCTTATGCACCTTATATGGCCGCTGCCGCCGCAGCTGTGGGTGTAAAGGACTTCTTCTTGGAAGTCCATCCCGACCCAGACAATGCACCTAGCGATGGTCCTAATATGATACATCTGCATAACTTTGCAGAGGTTGTTGATCGAATTGTTAATATTTCTTATGAGGCAAACAAATGAAGCAAGGTAAAATCTGGGGAGAGACAGAACTTGTAGCACTGGTACCAGGTGTGCTCGAATTCCACCGTATTGATGCTAGACAGGGTGGGGTATGTAGTAAGCATGCACATCAAAGTAAAACCAATGGATTCTACGTTGTCACTGGTAAGATACTAATCCGCGAGTGGCAGAATGCTTACGACCTTGTCGATGAGACTATACTAGGCCCAGGTGAATACTGCAAAGTTCCTCCTGGTGTATATCATCAGTTCGAAGTTCTGGAGGATTGCCTAGCATTCGAGCTTTACTATTCTGAACTTATCGGGGATGATATAGTAAGAGAGTCGGTGGGGTTCAAGCAATGATAACCATTTACTCCAGGCCAGGTTGCAAGTGGTGTGAAACATCCAAGTCTCTACTTGAGCTGAAAGGACTTGAGTACAACGAGCTAATGCTCGATATCGATATCACCGTTGACCAGCTAAAGACATTAGTACCAGGTGCAAAATCAGTACCTCAGATCATGAGCGATAACATTTACATTGGTGGGTATAAAGAACTCACAAAATACTTGGAGCAACAATGAGTACCAAATTGACTATTATTGATGACAGTCCATCGATGGAACCCTCGCAAGACGAGTTCTCATTTGGCGGTGTTACTTCAGACGAGTTGTCGCAAAATGCGATGGGTGGCACAGAGCTAATGAAGCATGGTCTCTATGATCGGTTGGACCCATCTATTAGAGACAATGTTCAGATCATATGCAGTCGTGTGCGAGACGTTGATCCGGATCGCCCTACAATCCTATGGCTCCACGATATGTTTAACGATCCCGAATCTCAGCACCTAGTAGATCCTGAGCAGAGAGAGCGTTTTGATAAGTTAGTATTCGTCTCTAACTTTCAGAAGACACAGTATGAGCTGGCGTTCGGATTGAAGCCAAGCGAGTATGTAATTCTCAAGAACTGTATTGAACCTATTGAAGCTCACGTTAAACCTCAGCCCGCTGATGAAATTAATCTAATCTACCACACGACTCCGCATCGCGGTCTCGATATCCTAGTGCCGGTGTTTACTGAGCTGTGCAATCATTACGACAACATTACCCTAGATGTGTACTCCAGCTTTAATATCTATGGGTGGGCTCAGCGTGATGCAGACTATGAGCACTTGTTCGAGCAGTGCCGCAGCCATCCAAAGATCAACTATCATGGCTATCAGCCTAACGATGTAGTTCGAGAAGCACTGAAGAAGGCTCACATCTTTGCATTCCCATCTATATGGGCTGAGACGTCGTGCATCGCAGCAATGGAGGCTATGTCGGCTAGGTGTGTAGTTGTAGCTCCCGACTATGCTGCTCTGCCAGAGACCTTAGCTGGCTTTGGTATTACATATAGTATGCACGAAGATGTAAACGTACATGCTAATATGTTCATCCAGGCACTCAATCAAACCATCCAGCAGATCAACACAGACGAAATGGATAACAGATTGGACTTTCAAAAGGCATATGCTGATGGGTTCTATTCGTGGAACTCACGTGTATCGCAATGGCAGTCGCTGATCAATAGTGTTACTGTACAGACGCCATAAATATATGATGGCTAAGATAATACAATTTCCAGGTACCCTTACAGAACCGGTCAAGCAAGAGGATGATGGGTTCTATGAGGATCAAGTAACCAAGGTGTTCATCGAAGACTTTGTTGATCGAGTCGGACACGGTTTAGTGAACGAGTTCTACAATAACGGTTATGATGTAGACGATGAAGAGTTCGTCCTCAGATTCATGTATTCGATGGAAGTGATGAAGTCTGTACTATATAATAGTAAGGACTTGGAACATAAGCTATCGTCTCGTACAGGGCGGCAGGCCAAACAATATTTTAATCAAGAAGCGAATGGTGACGATGAATAAATCAATTTATGAAACACTCTTGACAGTAGCTAAGGAAGGTGGTAACAAAGCCAGGTCCGAAGCTCTGTCGGCATACCACAATGACTTTCCTATCAAGGTTATTCTCGATTTGGTATACAACCCCAACATCGAATTCTTATTACCAGAATCCGACCCCCCCTTCACCCCCGTAGACGAAGCTATTGATGCACAGAACGTGCTCAAGGCCGACGTGCGTAGACTCAAGTACTGTTTGAATATCCCTGACGGTGAGTCATTGCGGCCGCTTAAACGTGAGCAAATGTTTATCGAAATGCTTGAGTCTGTAGATCCTCAGGACGCTCGACTTCTTCTTCATGTTAAGAATAAGAAGCTGCCAGAGGAGCTCAAACCAATTACAGTGGCGGTAGTGAAGAAAGCATTTCCGGGGATTGAAGAGAAATGGAAAAAGTAGCGTTTATTATAGGTAATGGTCCAAGTAGGACTAAATTTGATATTGCAAGTCTAAAAGGATTAGGAACGATATATGGGTGCAACGCTCTGTATCGAGACTTTACTCCAGACTACCTCGTAGCAATTGACCCTCCTATCATAAAAGAAATAGAAAAGAGCGATTTCCCAACGGATAGGTTCATAGTACCTCCGTTCGACGAGCAGTTTGAAGATCCCGAGTACAACAAGTATACTCGCTATAGATCCAATGCTGGGGTCAATGCTATGCTCGAAGCTATCAAGATGAAACACAACGTTTTATACTGCCTAGGATTCGATTTTATGATGAGATCTCCCAAACTAGCTCTGGGAAATATTTTCGAAGGATCCAACGCATATGGCCCTGAGACGCGTTCTCGATACGTAGATAATCTAAATAGAGTAAAGTACATGCAGTTCATAGCTAGCAAGTACAGAAAGGTCAAATTTAAGTTTGTCGTTCCCAAGTTCGGCAACAAAGATGAGTATCACAACTTGAATGCAGACAATGTATTTGGCGTGTTCTACGATTCGTTTGAACAGTCTCTCCAGCAAGATATAAAGGAGGCTGCAGTAGGATAATGCCCACATATACCTTCCAAGATGAAACAACTGGTGAGCTGTTTGACGAGATCATGTCTTACAGTGAAAAGGTTGACTTTCTCGATCAAAACCCCACATACAAGTCTATTCTCAACTCTCTTAACATCGTTGCTGGAGTTGGGGGGATTCGTAATGATGACGGGTGGACCGAAGTACTTCAAAAAGTAAGCGAGTCTCATCCGTCTAGTGAACTAGCTAGTCGTTATGATAGAAAATCAGCAAAAGAAGTTAAAACTGAAAATGCAGTCGCGAAGTGGAGGAAGCAACGAAACGAATAACAATAACTAGGAGTTAGGATGTCCAGCATCGGTTTGGCTTATCAAGAGTACGATTTTTACGAAGAACTTTTCGAAAAACCAAGGAAATTAAAACGCAAAAAAGAACCGACATCAAAGTTTCAATTAAACATAAGGACAGTACAACCCAAGACACCCAATCAACAATTAGTATGGGAATACTTCAACCAGAACCGTCATATGGTTCTTCACGGTATGGCTGGTACCGGCAAGACTTTTGTTACACTATACCTTGCGTTGAATAGGTTGTTTGAGAACAGATACGACCAAAAGAAAGTGGTTATTGTTAGATCAGTAGTACCTACCAGAGACATGGGGTTTCTTCCTGGTAGTGAGAGTGACAAAATGAAAGCGTACGAAGCTCCTTACAAAACAATGTGTGATGATTTGTTTAGTAGAGGAGACGCGTACGAGATTCTAAAGACGAAACGTCAAGTGGAGTTCATCAGCACGTCCCATCTAAGAGGCACGACCTTAGATGACTGCATTATTATAGTAGATGAAGCTCAGAACTTGACCTTTCATGAATTAGATAGTATAATTACCCGAGTGGGTGTTAATACACAAATTGTGTTTTGTGGTGACTGTAGTCAGTCAGACTTAGACAAGCCTTGGGACAAATCGGGCTTAGCTGAGTTCATGGCCATTGCTGAGCATATTGATGATTTTGAACAAGTACAGTTTAGTTATGATGACATTGTCCGTTCCGGACTAGTGCGTGATTACTTGATTGCTAAAGATGGTTATTTGAATGACAAACTTCACACACGTGACACCCCCTGATATCAATGAACTTGACACTGAGACAGTTGAGGGCAAGCGGTACTACAAAACACCTGATGGTAAGTTGTATCCGTCTGTCACAACTGTTCTCAGTGAACTCTCTAAAGAAGGCATAGCTGCCTGGAGAGCCAAGGTTGGAAATGATGTAGCCAACCGAATATCAACTAAAGCATCTAATCGAGGAACTGCAGTTCATAAACTGTGTGAGGACTATGTCGACAACAAGTCTGACTACCTCGATGGACACATGCCTGCCAACATCGAAACTTTCAACACACTTAAAGGTCTGCTCGACAAGTACCTAGACAACGTCGTGATGCAGGAAGTACCTCTGTACTCAAACTATCTTGAAGTAGGTGGCCGAGTAGACTGTATCGGTGAATGGAATGGTAAGTTGTCTGTCATCGACTTCAAGACATCAAAGCGTAGAAAGAGCAAGAGTCAGATCTCTAGCTACTTCCAACAAGCAGCTGCCTATTGCGTCATGTTCGAAGAGTTAACCAAAATTCCTATCACAAGTACCGTTATCCTAATGTCTGTGGACAATGACCATCCTTTGGTGTTCAAGTCGACTCGTGACGAATATATCGGTGAGTTCATGCAAACACGCGCACAATACCGCGACAAATACGGCCGTTGACCCAAACACCATAATTTAGGATAATGTCCGTCCAATTGAGCGGAATGTTTGTTATGGCTATTGTCTCTACTGGTTGTTCGTACGACTTTACTGGTCGTAAGCGCAAGAAGGTTAAACCGAAAGGCGAGGTGTACGGGAAGTTCAAAGTGAACCCCCGTACCCTTGCTGAGTACGTTGCTCCTCAGACATATCGACGAGATTCCGGCGTGACGTATAAGTCCGCGGATAACGGTACGTGCAACACATCCAAGAAAGAAACTAACGTCTATAGTGGAGAGCAGAAGTTGCTGGGTATAAGCACTCTTCACAAGTCTTGTCTTCAGCCGGTGTTTGATAAGCAGACAGCAATCGACAACGCAAACATGAGACGTAATTAGAGGAGGGTAGTCTTTGAGTAATTTGAGTAAAGACACAATGAAGCGACTATCAGCTCTTGGGTGCCTTCCTTTTGTCATAGTAGCAATAAATTGTATAGAGCTGGATTTCCTACGCCTTAACCCGGAGTTACAAAAAAGGGAGTGCGTTGTGTACCACGAGAACGCACCGGTACATCTGAAGTGCCGAGAGAAATTTGATCAGGAGTGCCCGTATTTCCACAGCTGCTGATTAGTGTCTTGGGATGACCTTAAACTCACCCTGGTCGGTACACGCACCGGCACCTGAGTAAGTGGATAAACTACTCAACACACATAACACAACACACAAGGAGACAGACATGTCTAACAAAACACCCTTCGAACTTCGTTTCGAAATTTTCCAAAAAGCATCCGAAACTCTCGAATTTAAATTCAACATGAAGCGTGACGAACTCATGATGAGGTATGACTGGGAAACTACTGCTGGTAAGAACCCATCAGTGCCTGAGTTCCCTGAGTATCCCTCGTTCTCAGAAATTTCCGAGTATGCTTCTCGAATCAACGAATTCGTTTCGCACGGCAAGTAATGAGTACACCTGAGTAAGTGGATAAACTACTCACCTTATACATACGGTATGAGTAAAATAATTAGCTTAACAGATGTTCTCGAGAACAAGATTGTCAAGGAAAAAGAGTTGCTATACTACAAAGAGCAGCTTGAGGAAATCCAACGCAAGATTGCTTTTCTAGAAACAGATCTTAATATCACCAAACAAATCATCTCATTGATTGAGCACGAAAAAATTATTGAGGTCGACAACAGCGTACCCATCTTATCTTTTGATCGTCCAGAAGACGAATAGTCTCGGGGATTAGCTCAGCTTGGTAGAGCGTCCGGTTTGGGACCGGAAGGTCGTAGGTTCAATTCCTGCATTCCCGACCAACTCCATAGATATATCCATCCAAACGGGGGAGTGGCAGAAAGGTTATGCAACGGATTGCAAATCCGTTTTATGCAGGTTCGAGTCCTGTCTCCCCCTCCACGCATTATAAATATAGATCTGAATGATAACGATAAGAGATGTATATGTTTAGATTACTGTTGATAGCTGTGATGATGTCTTTTGTTGCATGCGGTGGGTCATCCGGTTCTGGGTCGACCGGCGCAGGTCCAATTGGAATTACAACACCCCCCCCTCCCCCTCCCCCCCCCC